AACCGATATTGAAAAGTTTATTGAGTATAACTTGGTTGACGTACAATTGGTAGTTGATATGGAACGTAAATTACAATTCGTAGATTTATGTAGAGGTATCTGCCACGCCGGACATGTACCTTATGAAGATTTTGTGTATTCATCAAAGTTCTTAGAAGGTGCGATGTTATGTTACCTTAAAAGACAGAACATTGTAGCACCTAACAAACCTGCGGATAGACAAGAGATGATGCAGGCATTGAGAGATAATGAGCAAGAGAAATTCATTGGAGCTTATGTGAAGGCACCTATTGTTGGTAAATATGATTGGATATATGACTTGGATTTAACTTCACTATATCCATCAATCATTATGACTACAAACATTTCACCAGAAACTAAAGTAGCTAAGATTAGTAATTGGGATGCACAAAAGTTTATGAAGGGTGAGATTGATACTTTTAATATTGGTGAGAAAACTATTACAAAAGAAAACCTTAGAAAGTTATTAGATGAAAGTAAATATGCAGTATCATCTAATGGTGTATTATATACAACCGATAAAGTAGGTTGTATTCCAGCTATCTTAGATTTATGGTTTGACCAGCGTGTGGAATTCCGTAAGTTAGAGAAAAAATATGGTGAGGCTGGAGATAAAGAAAAATACGCATTCTATAAGAAAAGGCAGTTGGTTCAAAAGATTTTGTTGAACTCATTATATGGAGTATTAGGATTACCAGCGTTTCGTTTCTATGATGTTGATAACGCTGAGGCAGTAACCCTAACAGGTCAGACGGTAATTAAATCAACTGCTGAAATGGTAAACATTAAATACAACAAAGAGTTAGGTAAGAAAGGTGAAGATTATAATATCTACATCGATACGGATTCGGTATTCTTTTCAGCAGTTCCCCTATTAGACCATAGATATCCTGAATGGAGAGCTGAAGATGATAAGGAAATTGCATTAAAGGTAGATGCTATTGCTGGTGAAACGCAAGATTACCTAAATAGTTTCTATGATGTATTAGCAGAAAGAGTGTTTAATGTAGCAAAAGAAAAACATAGATTCCAAATTAAGAAAGAGTTTGTAAGTAGAAGTGGTATTTGGATTGCTAAGAAACGATACGCTCAATGGATTATTGCGGAGAATGGAATCCCAACCGATAGATTGGATGTTAAGGGATTGGACGTAGTTCGTTCATCATATCCAGCAGAATTCCGTAAGTTTATGAGTGAGATTCTGATTTCAATTCTAAGAGGTGATGGTGAGATGACATTAACTGATAGAATTTATGATTTCAAAAAATCATTATCTACTATGAATGTTGTTAGTATAGCTAAGAACTCTGCTGTAAAAGAAATATCAAAGTACATTCCAAAGAAGAAAGATAATAGAGCAATGTTCCAATTTAATAGTGGAACTCCAGCGCACGTTAAAGCAGCAATTGCACATAATCAATTGTTAGTTCACTTCAAATGTGCAGCTAAGCACGCTCCTATGAGAGATGGTGATAAAATTAAGTGGGTATATTTGAAACAAAATCCATTTGGATTAGATGCAGTTGGTTTCAAAGGACATGATGATCCTGAAGAAATAATGGACTTGGTGAGGACGTATATCGATTATGATAAAATCTTCGAAAGGGAATTATTGAAGAAACTGGAGGACTTCTATGGGGCTTTAGGATGGGGTGCAGTACTTTCCTCACAAAAAACCGCTGAACAATTCTTTTCTTTCTAAAAGATTTGGTGGTTTCAGGTATTTTTCGTATATTTGTGTATTATAAACTTTAAATAAATTAAAATTAAATTCGTTATGAACAAAAGTAAATTCGATGGTTTTATCAATCGTTACAACCTTGGAGGTGAGATTGAATCCGTTATGATTAAATCTGATGATAGTAATCTATCTGTAAGAATGATTTCCGATGACAAAACCTTATTAGGTGATGTTACGGTGGTAGAAAGTGATTTCCCTAATGGTGAATTTGGCATCTACACTACATCTCAATTAAAAGGATTATTGAGTGTATTGGATGAGGCAATTTCAGTTGAGGAAGTAACTGGGGCAGTTAAGTTCTCTGATAAAGGAACTAAGGTACAATATATGTTAGCAGCACCATCGGTGATTCCTGCAGTACCTGATTTGAAAGCATTACCACCATTTGATGTGGAGGTAACATTGAATGATGACTTTATTAATAAGTTCATCAAATCTAAAGGAGCGTTATCTGATGCAGATACATTCACATTCACTTCTAAGGCTGGAAAATCTGAAATTATTTTAGGTTATTCCTCAATCAATTCAAATAGAATTTCTATTGATGTTGCTACTAATTCAACCGAAGATATCGAACCAATTGCATTTTCTGCAAAGTATTTGAAAGCTATCTTAATGGCTAACAAAGGTTCTAAGACATCTTCATTGAAGATTTCATCTAAGGGGTTATCACACGTATCATTTACTGATGGTGATTATACTTCGAATTATTACTTAGTTGAGATTAAATAATTAAAAAACGTACTATGAGCTTTTGGGATACTGAACCACAAAAACCTGTCTTTGACTTTGAATCTGAAAAAACAAAGTTAATAGAAAATATGGATTACCTTATGACTATGTCTGTTCAAGAACAAACATTGTATAAGAAGTGGGTAGAATTGCAAGAACCATCGATGATTCAAGCAAAAGCCCAAATTGCATCGTATTACGATTCTCAATGGAAACCAACTGATATCAACAATAAGGAGCTAACGATAAAAGAAATTGAAGCGTTAGACCCTTATGTTGAAATCGTAGAGGACCCGAAAGAATCTACTAAGTGGGCAGCGGTAAGACGTATGATTCACACAATGGATTTTACAGCAAACCCTGGCCGTAATGTAAAGATTAATGTAAAGGATAGAACAAGCGGAAAACTATTAGGACAGATTTCATTAGCATCTGATGTCACAGCTATGGCAGTTAGAGATAACTTCATTGGTTGGACTAAGGATAATAAATTTGTTGATGGTAAGTTAAACAATACTACTATCGCTTCTACTATTGTATGTACTCAGCCATTGGGTTATAATTTCTTAGGTGGTAAGTTAATCGCTATGATGACAACTACACCAGAGGTTAGAGCATATTGGAAAGAAAAGTATAAGAACGTATTGATTGCAGTAGGTACAACATCCCTTTACGGAATTCATTCACAATACAATGGTATCCCTTTGTTTAAAACATTAGGTGAATCGGCTGGTAAAATTAGCATGAAGCCGGATGATAAATTCTATGACCCTTGGCATCAATGGATTAAGGAAAATCATTCAGAGTGGTATGATGAAAACATTACTAGAGAAAGAGCTCGTAATGGTGCTAGTATGGGATATGAAGCTAACGGACCTGTTAGTGGTATCAAACAAAAGATATTAGGAAAGATTTTCAAAGAGTGTAGTATTAAAGCTAACGAATACCATCATGGGTTTAAGAGAGGTGTGTATATGGCTATGATGTATGAAAACGGATGTGAATTCCTTCGTAATGAAATCACCGAAGATAAATTAATCCTTAAGGATAAGTTTAAGCAAGGTAATGAGTACATTCAAAAGTGGTGGAAGAAACATGCAATCAGTAGATATACAAAACTACATGATGAAGGACGTATTAAACCTGAACACTTATTCTACATAGATGCTATCGGAATGAGTTGGGAAGAAATGAAAGAAAAATACTTAGGAGAAGTAGGAAGATAATATTAAAAAAACAAAATTATGGCAAAGGCTAAAAAAACACAAAAAGAAGTAGTAGATGCTACACAATTAGAACCAGTTGGTGAGATAAAGTTTACACCCGAAAAATACACAGAATGTGAATGGTGTTTTCAATTTGATGAAGATGCACCACAAGTATTTGCTTGGACTGATGATAATACACCAATTGAAGAAGAACCTAAAGTAATATTCACTGTAACAAATACAAAAGGTTCATACATTACTTTTTCAAATAAGGAAGGTAAATCTTTTAAAATTTTTGCTAGAGAGTTATCCGAAGAAGGTAAAGAACTTAGAACACAGCAAAAAGAATTAACAGAAACTATGATAAATAATTTAGAAAATGAAAGTGAGAATACAGAAGCTTAATCCATTGGCACAAATACCATCATACGCTAAAGATGGTGATGCTGGGATGGATGTAATAGCAACATCGGTTATATCAGATACACCAGAACAAATTACATATGGTTTGGGTATTGCATTGGAAATACCTAAAGGATTTGTAGGATTGGTATTTCCTCGTTCATCAATCCGAAAGACTGGTTTACAATTAAGTAATTCGGTTGGAGTAATTGATAGCGGATATAGAGGAGAACTTCAAGCTACATTTAATAAAATATTTGGTAGTGAGGGTTTTTATGATGAAACTAAAATGCAAACGAATGAATTTTACAAAGTAGGTGATAGAGTTGCACAAATTATGATTATACCACATCCTCCAATTGAGTTTGAAGAAGCTGATGAGTTATCGGATACTGAAAGAGGTGAAGGTGGATTTGGTTCAACTGGAAAATAAAAAATAAATTATGTTTGAATATCAAGAAGAAAGTGTAAATCACACATTGTGGACTGAAAAATATAGACCAACAAAGTTAGATGATTATGTAGGCAACGAACACTTAAAAACAAAAGTTGCTGGTTATTTAGAAAATGATGACATTCCACATCTATTATTATTTGGTAGAGCCGGTACTGGTAAAACCACATTAGCAAAGTTGATTGTTAAATCAATTGATTGTGATTATATGATTATTAATGCATCGGATGAGAACAACGTTGAAATGGTAAGAACCAAAGTAAAGAACTTCGCATCATCAATGGGTTTTAAGAAATTTAAAGTAATCATTTTAGATGAGTTTGATTATATGAGTAAAGAGGCACAGGCAATCTTGCGTAACTTAATGGAAACATTTTCAGCACATTGCCGTTTCATCTTAACTTGTAACTATGTAGAGAAAGTAATTGAACCAATTCAAAGTAGATGTCAATCATTTCAAATTGTACCACCAACTAAAAAAGATGTTGCGGTTCAAATGAGTAAGATTTTGAAAGCTGAAAGTGTTGAATTTGATGTAAAAGATTTAGTTCCAATTATTGATGCTAGTTATCCTGATATTCGTAAAGTAATCAACACCTGTCAATTAAATTCAAACAAAGGTAAGTTAAGAGTAGATGTGCAAAATCTATTAGAGAATGATTATAAGATGAAAGTTTTGGATATTCTAAAATCTAATGATGATAGTAGAAACAAATATATGAAAGTAAGACAAGCTATCATAGATTCTAAAGCAAATGATTTTTCAGAACTATATACTCTACTTTATGATAAGGTTGATGAATATGCACCAAACAACACATCTGGAGTTATCCTATTTTTAGGGGAGGCTGTAGCTAATTCATCTTTAGCAAATGATAAAGAAATTATAGCAGCAGCTACAATGATTAAAATTTTAAATACAATATAATATGGCTAACATTTTAGGAGCAGGAGGACAACCAATTGGAGGGCAAGAAGAAAAACCAATTCCATTAGAAAAAACCGAAGCAATCGGATGTAAAAAATGTGGTGGTGAAATTTTCGTACAAGGTTTTGGATTTCGTAAGATTTCAAAATTACTAACTGGTAAACCAAAAGATGAAGTACTACCAGTTGAACTATTTCTTTGTGGAGATTGTGGTGAAGTACTTAATGAATTATTACCTCCGGGTTTAAAAGTAGAAGAAGAAGCATAATATGGCTAAAACATTATTCGACCATTTAAACGCAATTTGTGATAAAAAAGACCCAAAATATTGGGACACTTTAGAAGAAAGTGAAAAGAAAACATGGAGTAACTATATGATACTCCGTTTTCTTTCTATGAAACCTGAGTGGATAGAACTAATTGCAGATATACAACCTTATATACAAAACGCTCCGCCTAAAGCAATGTATTTGGCATTAATAGAACTAATTCCAAAGACGAGAGCATTCCTAAAATATATGAAACCAGCATCAGCTGATAAATATGAAAATTGGATAGTTGAATTAGTTGCACGATACTATGAAGTATCTCAATTGGAAGCTGAAGGTTATTTGGAAATTCTTTATCAAAGTACAACTGGTAAATTACATATTAAAGAAATAGCTGAAGCGTATGGTACTGACCCTAAGCAAATTACTAAGTTAAAACTAAAAGTTTAATTTGGTAAACTCGGGTATTTTTCGTATCTTTATACAATAAAACAACATAATGGCTAAAGTATCATTTTCACAATATAGTATGTGGAGTTCATGTCCACAACAATACAAATTAAATTACATAGATAAATTAGGTGAGAGTTCTGGTAACATTCACACAATCTTTGGAACTGGAATGCATGAAACTATTCAACATTACCTTTCGGTTATGTATGGTGTTTCCAAAAAGCAAGCAGATGAAATCAATTTAGATAAACTTCTTTTAGAAAAAATGAAAGATGCATTTACTAAAGAGAAAGAATCTCTTAGTGAAGGAGCACCTTGTACCCAAATAGAGTTAGAAGAATTTTATGGAGATGGTAGACGAATATTAGCATGGCTTACAAAGAACATGCAAAAGTTTTATTCAAAATCCGGCTATGAATTAGTTGGTATTGAAATTCCTTTGAACGCTAAAATCAAAGAAGGTGTAAACTTCATTGGATTTATTGATATTGTATTAAGAGATATGGCTGAGAACTCAATCATCATTATTGACCTTAAGACTTCAACAATGGGTTGGAATCAATATCAAAAGGCAGATAAGTTTAAGAATGCACAAATACTACTTTATAAAAAATACTATTCAGAGTTATTTAATATTCCATTACAAAAGATTAGAGTAGAATATCAAATCATGCGTAGAAAACTTCCTGAAGATTCTGCGTTTCCAATCCCGTATGTATCTAAACACATTCCGGCAAATGGAGCACCATCCGTTACAAAAGTATATGATGAGTTTGTAGAATTTGTTAATACGGTATTTAATGATGATGGTACATTTAAAGATATTCCATTCCCTAAAGTACCCGGCACATCTAAAAAGAATTGCAAGTGGTGTGAGTTTATGAGTAGGGGTATTTGTGATGGGAAGGCTTCCTAAAAAAAGTTTGTAAAAATCATTTGTTTTTTATTTATGTATATACTTATATATACAAATATATTAAATACACAAACA